CTCGCCCTATGTGATCCTTGCAAACTTGTTGCTGCTATCGCTAACCCCGCAACACTACCAGAATTCCCATCATTCGGTGGTCTGTTAGATGTATAAATAGGACGGGGTTGACATATGACAAAGATAAAAGACGTAGTTGATTTAGATTTAAATTTCACAAAACACCCAATAACCGGTGATGTAGCAAAGGTCACGGGCGTTTCATCTATAAAACGATCAGTTAGGAATTTGATTCTATTAAACGATGGTGATAAACCATTTCATCCAGAGATCAGCACTAATACTACGGGTCAACTGTTTGAAAATTTTGATGTCTTTACGTCAACTGATTTACAGGAAAAAATTGAATCAACCATAACAAGATACGAACCGAGGGTTGTGGTTGAGGAAGTTCGTGTAGAATCTACTTTTGATAAGAATGAAATGAAGATTCTTATTAGAATAGGTTTTAGGAATAGTTCATCACCACCAACAACAGTACCAATAACAATTAAGAGATTACGATAATGTCAAGTAAAAACACATCATTACCAATCGACAGTTTAAATTTTGATGATATCAAGTCAAATCTAAAAAGTTATCTTGAATCACAAGAAACTTTCAGTGAATATAATTTCGAAGGATCTGGTCTAAATATCCTTCTTGATATTTTGTCATATAACACACACTACCAAGCCTTCTATAACAACATGGTAATCAGTGAGTCCTTCCTTGACAGTGCAGTCAAAGAAGATTCCATATATTCCATCCTTAAACTATTGAACTATATTCCCGAAACTAGAGTATCATCTGAAGCGGTGGTGGATGTTTTTTACAGAGATAGTGGTGGGTCACTCCCAGACAGTAATGGTATTTTATCCGAACAAAGATCTTTCAGTGCAACCATAGACGGAACTACTTTTGTATTTTTCAATACAGACGCGATGGAATTTGAAGCTTGTAAATATAACGACAGTGGTTTAGTGACTGAATGGAAAACATCAGATATATCAATATTCGAGGGGGAATATAATCAAACCGATTATATTTTCGATGGACTTGATACAACACGTTTTGTGGTTCCAGAGGACAACATTGACATAAGATTTTTGAAAGTTTTTGTAAAGGATTCCGAAACAGAAAATAACAAAATAAGCAACGAGTGGAAACGGTCTGATAGCATTTTAAATATCGACGGTGACAGTAAAGTCTTTTTTGTTCAAAGAGGAATCGGTGGTAGATTTGAAATTGATTTTGGTGATGATGTCATAGGGAAGAAACCATCAGTGGGTGATGTGATCACAATAGAGTATGTGAAGTCTTCAGGAAAAGATGCTAACAACATTGGTGTTACTGATGCAGCGGGCAATAGATCTTTTGCCATCAGTGGTATTGGTGGTGATGGTACATACGAGGTCGTTGTCAAGACTAAATCTTCAGGTGGGTCGGAGAAAGAAACGGTTGAGTTTTCCAAGAAACATGGTCCCAGAAATTTCCAGTCACAGAACAGATTAGTTACAGCTGAAGACTACAAAACAGAAATACTAAAACGATTCCCATTACTCAAGTCAGTTTTAGTTTACGGTGGTGAGGATGCAGATCCTCCTGAGTACGGAAAGGTTTTCATTGTAGCTAATACAAAGAACTCCATTCCATTATCGAACGCATCTAAAAATTCAATAATTAAAGATATCATCAAGAAGAAAAACATCGTGAGTATCATTCCTGAATTTATAGATGTGGATTACACATATTTAAATCTTGTTTTAGATGTCCTACACAATCAGTCATTTACAGTAAAAAGTTCAGCTGATGTGCAACAAGTAATAAAATCAAAAATACAAGACTATACTGATTTACAATTGGAAGAATTTGGATCTAGTTTCAGGGGATCAACCGTGATCCGGGATGTAGTTGAATGTGAAGGTTCCATAGTTTCTGCTTTCTTGTCTCTGTTAATGGAAAAAAGAATAGACGTTAAAGATGGTTTAGGGAGTCCAAAGGATTATAGTACCCTATTCGCCGATCCTATCTTAAACAAAGATTCTGGTGGTAGTGTTTACAGTAACAAGTTTGTATACAAAACTAAAGACTCGTACATTGAAGATGATGGAACTGGTACACTTAGAATTTACCACATTGATCAATCTGGAACCAAGGTAATATCTAAGTCCAATATAGGAACAGTAAACTATGACACTGGTATGTTAGTGATTAAACAATTGAACATCACTTCGATTGTGAGTGACGTACAACTTAAATTTTACGCATGTCCTCGTACAAATGATGTTGAAGTAGAGAGAAATCAAATCTTAGTTATAGACGAAACAACGACCGACTCGGTTAAGGTCAACATGAGTCTTTCCAGTGACGAACCAATTACACAGTGAGATAAAAAATGGCCCTACCACAGAATCGACAGGAAAGAAACATAATATCCACAACGGTAAGCGAAAACTTACCCGATTTTGTACGGCAGGATCACCCAACCTTTCTAAAATTTGTTGAAACATATTACGAGTGGTTAGAGTCCAGTGATAATGCTTATTTTGCCCCATTAAGTTTAAATGGTGTTGTTGACATAGACAAGACATCAACAGAGTTTATTAAGTATTTTAAAACACATACGATGAACAAGTTCCCAGAGAACTTCAAGTCTGTCAAGGGTGATACGTTAGATATTAAAAAGATTCTTAAGAAGATCAGATCTTTTTATCTTGCTAAGGGTACTGAAAGTTCTATTGAATTTTTGATCAGACTGTTGTTTGATGTTTATGTGGAAACTTATAGACCTGCTGAGGATATCTTTAAAAGTTCCGGTGGATTCTGGTACGGACCAACAGTTGTTAGGTGTACAGATTCCAATCCAATAGAAAATTCAAAAACTAGAGGCCAACGAGTAGAATTTATAGACAATGGAAATATCATAGGAACGGCCGTCGTTGATGATATTCATCAATTTGTTATGTCTGGTCATTCGGTTATGGAAATTGAACTGGTTGAAATTTCTGATGTTTCTTTAACAGATACATCTGTTATCAAAATAACTAAACCAGATGGAACAAAAATAACAGAGTCTCTTTATAGTTTAGTTGTAGATGTTCCTATTAGTTCTGCCGGGAAATTATACACCGTGGATGACGATGTTTCTTTAACAGGAACAATCGGAACAGATTTTAGGGGTAGTGTACAATCTATTGATAAAGATGGTGCTATCAGAAAAATTAGAATTGATGAACCGGGTTTAAACTACACTTCAGAAGGTAATCATACTGCTTCGGTAAAAACAACAACGGGAACTGGAGCAATATTTGGTTCCCCCTCTTATGGATATATTTTTACTAAACCCGGCGTTTACTTAAACAATGATGGTAAATTATCATCAACAGAATTTTTACAGGATAACTTTCGTTATCAAATGCACTCATATGTGATTCGAACAGAAGCATCTCTAAGTGAATATGAATCTGTATTGAAGGATTTAGTACACCCGGCCGGCAAAAAAGTATTGGGTGATTATTTTGTTTATAGAAAAGACTTCGGACCATCAGCTGGCTTTGTTGGATACAAACACCAACAATTATATTCTCCTTTCTTTGCGAATTATTTTCCGTATTCATTAGCAACTTTATCTGATGGCGGACTAACGGGCACCAATAATGGTGACTTTGGTGTTGTTGATTCTTCGATAGATCTTCGAGGTGTTTGTGCGGCTTCTATATCGAACAACCCCACATTTGGTGATTTGTACTATGACTTTTTCCCGTTTGGTTATGATGGGTCCACTGGATATACTTTGGATTTTGTGGAACGAACAACCAAAACTCCAAAAACACCTTTAGGTGATGGTATTTCGTTGGGGTGGGCTAAACAAGACTTCAATAAATTTGGTGGTTTGTCTGCTACTCAAGAATTTTTCTCTAAACAAAATGTAGGTTCTATACTTATTGAGGAAATCAATTTTGCAGATAGAACAGACGATCCCAGCAGATCCTATCATATTGAAAATTCATTTGTAAATGGTGATTTAGTTTACCAAATATCAGCTGATGGTGGTAGTACTCATGCTACAGGTCTTGTTTGGGGCAACGATTGGTCTACCAACCTAGGCACGTTTAAAGTTCTAAGAACATCAGGACACCCTAATGGATTTAGAACAACATCGAACCCATCGTTACCAGATTCACGACAAACCGACGCCCCGGCCTGGAAAATTATTAATGATACGGCTTCGAGGGATGGACGGTCGCCCGGAAGTTCTGATGGAACCCCATATACCGGCGGTACTGATTATAGACAAAATTTATATTTCGCTGCAGCTATTGGGGATCCAACAGGAGACGCTGCTATGAGGTCCGATTATGTCAACTTCTTCAGAGTTGATGATCATGTGTATCAAGGATGGACCGGCAGTCTCGGATCAACGGCATATGGTAAAGTGATTTCGTGGGAGGTTGATGTTGGAGGGACCGCCGCGGGATGTACTTTAACTTTAAAATTATTCGGTGTAGAAACGGAACCAGATCCTTTTCTTTCAATCGGTTTCTTTCCATCGACTCCTCTTTCCGCTTTACACCGATTGAAGGGCCCGAACCACAGTGGACCTACGATCACACTTCCCGATTCTGGTAGTACATCTGGTGGAGAGACTTTCATAGGAGGCGGTCATACTGGAATGGCTTTTGCTGGGTTGTATAACGATGCTTTAATAACTTCTAATTTCGCACCTGCAAATAACGAATATGGTGGTTTTATAGAATCTGTGACAGTACTAGATACGGACTCAGTTGTCGGATCCACCCTACCCGGATGGCCACATAATGGAATAGATTTTTGGATAGTACACCCACACCCCAATACATGGCATGGTAATATTCCTTTTGGTGTGACTTGGGGCGGAATCACCATTCAGTCTTTCATAAAATCAGAATATAAATTAACATCACCACCAGTATATGGAACAACGGGCGAGAGTTCTGGAAGTTTAAATCAATCATCAAATAATAATATACCTGGCGGTTACGGATCATAAATACATCGGAGATAGTAAAAGATGTCATCATCTATTCAAACAAATTTTAACATAAGTGCTGCTAACGCATTCATTGATGATTTTTCCAGTACGAAAAATTCATACTATCTCATGATTTCTAAACCTTCTCAGTGGGATAACGAAAATACACCTCCCAGTGCATGTGATAACACGAAAGATAAAGTTCAAGTTTGGACTGAATCAATTGCTGCAAAGAGAATGACAAGTAAAAATATCAGGTTAGTTACCAAAAGGTATGACTGGACGAACAGTCAAGTTTACTCTAGGTATGATGATACTGACGAAATTTTTAAATCAAACACATATGAAACTAAACCATTCTATGTTCTCACTTCAGATTATAGAGTTTATAAATGTATCTCGGACGGCCCTGCCGGATCAACAGTAGAACCAAATCACATAAACACTCATCTGCAAACACCAAACGAAGATGGGTATGTTTGGCAATTCATGTATCAGTTATCTGAGGAAGATTTTGATTTCTTAACAGATGATTATATGCCGGTTTCGGTTGCTGGAAGTACCGAAAAAATAGGAACTATTGAGTATCTACAAAGAGAAGCTCAAGAAAAGGCCAAGTCTGGTGGAATTTCTCATATCGAACTAAACCAAGGCGGGGCCCCTTGGTACGATGCCTTTTTATATGATTATTCGTTGAACATTCTGAAGGCTGGTTCTCATGCTATTTTTGGTGTCAGTGGAGACTCCGGCTCGGAACTGACAGTAGTGGGTGGTTTTGATATTAGAAATACTACCGATGATTATTACAATGGATGGGCTCTAAGAGGAGTCCCTACTACGTCTGGGGTTCCTTATCAACCTTTCTATAAAAAGATATTAGAATATAAGACTTCTGGTCAACTGATCACCTTCACAGTTGATCCGTTTGGTAGTACCGCAGATTTGCAAACCGCGACATCTGTCGAGGTTGTTCCTTATGTCTACATTGATGGTGACACAGGATCATCCGGAGAGTCCGGAACAGTTATAGTCGAACCTGTATTTGGAGGACTTGTTTCTGGCACCGATTTCGTTAATGGAATTTCATCCGATAGTCAGAACATAACATCTTTGAAAATAATGGAGCCTGGGAACTCAGTATATAACCCAACACTTCACATTTATCCACCACCCGGAAACTCAACTGCTGGTGGAGGGTTTACCGCTTCTGTTGTGGTATCTCCTATCGGTGGACATGGATCAAACGCACCCAAAGAACTTGGTGCTAATAAAGCAATGATAAGAATGTTATTGAAAGGTGATGAGGGTGGTAACTTCGATGTCATTAACGATTACCGTCAATTTTCAATAGTAAAAAATCCAGAATATTCTGGATTCTCTTCCGATATTAGTGCTGGTACTAGAGTTGGATCCCTGAATAAAGAAAGAACTTTACTGAATGTAAAAAACCCAAACAATATTTGTTATATAAACTTTTCTAATCTTGATGGGGGTGGGTCAGGGGTTACATATGACTCAACTGATTTTGTTATTGGTGAAAAAGTTTGTCAGGGTGTTTTTAGTACAAATCAAGCAAGAGGAACTGTTGTAAATTGGGTGGGTAGTGCTAGTTTGGGTTCGTTACAGATTTCTGTAACAAACGGTCAGTTTAGATCAACAGCCCCCGGCGAAGAAGCTTCTGATATCACTTCTGGTAAAATCACAAAAGGTGAAACATCGGGTAGTGTTTATACCGGTGGATCTGGTGGATTTATATCAGAAGCAACAAATATTAGATCTTTCTATAACAGATCATTCGTAGAAAACGATATTGTTCTTGGTATGGATTCCAGATCAACCGGAAAGGTAGTTTCTTTCCTGAGTGATTCTGTTGGAGAAACAGGAAAACTACTTGTGGATGGTGTTGTTGGGGACTTTGTTGGTCCTAAAGTTTCAATGGGAACTTTAATGGATGGGGAGAGAATTTTTGGATTCCGAGACATAAATGAAACTGACGGAAGTGTTTCTGTTTCCGGTAGTCCGGTTGGAGTAATTTCTAAAATAGAATCACAACCTACTAACATTGACATAACACACAGACTTACCAATAAAATTAGAGCATATTTTCAAGATGCTTCTTTTATAATAACAGGACAAGAATTGGATCAGAATATTATCGGATCCACCAGTGGAGCCAAATCACTTATAGTAAATGCTAGGTATGCTACGGGTAGTACTAGCGGTGGAGCTTTGGGATCTACTGTTGACATCTTTACAACTGGAAACTTAAAGACCTTACAGGTTGGTGAAAATATTACATTGAACGATCATACGGGAGATGTACTTAGTATTGAAGAGTCTGAGTTTTTACCATTCAGTGGAGAAGTGTTATACATAGAGAATGTAAGGCCCGTACAAAGAAACGCAGACCAAGAAGAAGAAATCAAACTGGTCATTGACTTCTAGGGAGAAGAATACGAATGCCATCTTATGATCCTGAATTAACATCTGGTGATCCATACTACGACGACTTCGATGAATCAAAGAATTATCTAAAGATTCTATTTAAGCCAGGATATGCAGTTCAAGCCAGAGAGTTAACTCAACTACAAACGTCCCTACAAAGTCAAATCGAAAGGTTTGGCAATCATATCTTTAAGAATGGTACACCTGTTCTTGGATCTTACATGACGGAAAAAACCGTCTCTTTTGTTAGGTTAGATTCTTCAACTCCCAGTGCGTCTTATAATCTACTTAAAAACGATATTATAACAGGAACCGGATCCAACGCAGATCTTAAAGCCAAAGTAATTCACGTTGAGGATGGTTTAGATTCCACCAATGATAATTATCCTGTTCTCTTCCTTCAGTATTTGAGTGGTGGTGGAACTGGATCTGATTTCTACACTCTTGGCCAAGATGTTTATAGTACAACTCAAGACATTAATGTTGCACTTAAAGGAACTACTACAGATTTCGTAGCAGTCACCGGAGACGCAAAAGCATTTTCAATTGATACTGGTGTATATTATGTTGATGGATTCTTTGTTCATGTTACACCACAGACGGTAGTTCCTAGTAGAATTTCTGGTACTGGTGACATAGAAAAGACTTCTTTAACGGATGTTGGTTATTTACTAAATGCACCAGAAGGTGTGAGATTATATAACCTACCAACCAACAGAATCGGTTTACAAATCAACAAGAACATTGTTGACAACATTGATGATCCGACTCTTGTAGATCCCGCAAGAGGATCTTATAACTTCTCTGCTCCCGGTGCGGACAGATATCAGGTTGATCCTGTACTGTCATTCAAGACGTTCAATATATCTTCAAGTACCCCAAGTAACTTTGTTGATGCAGACTTTCTTGATACACTCAGGGTAGAAAATGGAGTTATCACAAAAAGATATGATAGAACAGAGTATTCAAAACTAGAAGAAACTCTTGCAAGAAGAACTTTTGATGAATCTGGTAACTATGTTGTTAGACCATTCAATGTCACAGTTCTTGAACATTTTAAAAGAGACAAATATGATATAGACGTTAATCTAACTTCTTCCGGAGAAGTTTTTAATGTTGGAGATATTGTACAGTCTACGTTGGATGGTGTATCTGGACCAACAGCAGAAGTTTTAGATATTTCTGATAGAACATTATTCGTTGGTGCGACAGCTCAAAGATTAACTGTCGATATGAACTCGGGTAGGTATAAAGAAAATTCAACACTCTCAGAATTGGGTGGGGGGTCGATAGCCACAGGAACAATATCAAGCATTACATTTAAACCAGACCCCACCGGTGTGTTTGAAGCCGAACGGGGCGGTGACACTGATAAATTAGCATTAACGGTGAGTCCCGGAAAAGCTTATGTTTATGGATACGAATTTGAAAATCAATCTACCACGATCGTTCCAACGAATAAAGCTAGAACTTCAAATTCGTTAACTGGTGTCAATTTAAGTGCTACAATTGGTAACTACATTGTTGCAGAGACTCCGCAGTTAGGATCGTCGGACGCGGCAATTAGGTATTCTAATAATAGATTTTTATCATACCCATTCTCGTCTACAGGAATACCGTTGGGGGTTGACGTACCATTCAGTTTAAGCGACCTACCCAAAGTAGACATTAAAGGTAACTTTGTCCAATTAAACATTCCATATCAAGCTGACGCTAAAGGTTTAGCTACTATACCGATTTTTGCTCCTCTCTTTGCAACCGAACATGAAAGTTCTTTTGACAGTTCAGCTGTTATCACTAACTACTCGGGTGCAACTTTAGAATCATCAACCACTTCACTTCTGGTGGGTAGGAGTTCTTCTTCATATTACCTACCAACTTTCAACACCGATGGTGGTTACACTGCAACAGATAGTTTTGCTCCGACTAGTCGAGTGGATAAAAACTTACAGAAAGTAGTTTTCAAAGATAATTATAGATCCGGTTCTAATTTTGCCGTTGGTGAAGGGGTTGACGCTAACAGTGACAACTACAGCAGCATGAGAGGTAAGATCGTAGATCCAACTGCTGGAAGTACATGTTCGTTTGTTAGACAGGTTTTCCTTGGTAACATCGGAGAAAGAGAAAGTGAAAAACTTTATGTTAGAAACTTGGGTGTTGCAAGATCATGGGTTCCTGCTGAATCTGTAAACTTTAGAGAAAATAGTGCTCTCATACTTCAGAGTGGCGGTGGTGCGGGTATGCACGAAGATTGTGGTGTGATTCAGCAAGGTTTTGCTGGTATCTCCGGAGCTACTCAAAACTGTTCTCCCCTTGGATATGGATCTAGTATCAAATCCGTTATCAACAAACAGGTTCTCGAAGTTTTCGTTAAGAATGCGAATGAAGAGGGTGTTAATGGATATGTTGCCAGTCAAAACTACGCGATTGGTGATATCATAAGACAAGAACAATACACCGGATCCACATCCAACTCGGGTGCATCTGCGTCTGACGGATCACCAACATTTATACTTCATGGTGGATCTTATGCGGATCCAAGTACTAAACAGTATGCTTATGGTGAAGTGATTGCCTGGGTTAACACAACAAATGGGCCCGTTGTTTACATGGAAGCTTTAGCCGGAAATAACTTTGCTAAGAGTTGCGGGTTTACCACTGATACTACACAAAATAAATTCCCCAATATAACAGTACCAACGTTCCTTGAAGGTTGTACATCACCGGGTTCGGCCGGTCTAGTTTTTGCGGGTGTTTTAGATACAGTAGCAGATCCCGGTGGATTTAGTTATGGAATTGTTAGTGGTCATACAGCTTCGATCGATGTTCAAGAGATTAGATTTGATGGTACTGATAGCGGAATCTTAGACACCAATTATCTCCAAGTATCAACAAACGCTGGTGGATTTAAAGCAACAAACTGGGGTAACGCTGAAGACTCGTTCAATAAACCAGCAGACACGATCATCGACAGCGGAATTGCTGGTAGAGATTATAAGCATGGTCAAGAAGTGTACCAAATAACATACAATGACATAAATGCTAGCAGTTTATTATATAATGAGTGGAGCAACAACTCCAACTTGGTTAATAAGGGTATAGTGATCAGTTGGGACAGAAATCAAAAGAGATTGATTAATAAAATTTGTACTGGATTCCAAGGATTCCAAAGAGACTTGGGTTACATCTACGGTTTATATGATGATACATGCAGTCATGCTTTTGTTGCTTATGGTGGTGCTG